ATTTTGCTTGAATATTCAAAATAAGTTTCGTATTTTTGCGTTGTAGAGATTGAAAACAAAAACGGCGGTCAACGCCAAGTATGTACAACCAATCCTATAGGTGCCCCATGTTACTTCTAACTGTCCACCGCCCCGATCCCGACCGCTGGTCGGATATGTTAGACCGCGCAGTTGCGGTCGATAGCACAGGAGACGAGGTAATCCTCCGCTGTCATGCTGATCGAAACTACATATACTGCCTCGATGATCCGACTTGGGTAGCCGCGCTGGTTATTATCGGCGTCCCCGTTGAGATTCAAGATTACCCACTTGATGCTATCATTGAGACTGATTGGCAGGTTTTTGAGCACGATGGTAAGGCGACGGTACGTGAGATGGTAGATTGTATCAGAGAAGACGTAGGTGATATTTTCTACGTGTCTGCTATGCCTTTGAATTATTTCTTGTACTGCACCAATTACACCGAAATTCGCGAAATTGCACAACAGCGGTCGTTAGCAACTGTGGGTTACGAACAAGAACAACAAGAACAGGAATGAAATACCGCATCGAACTACGCCGCGACTTGAATCGACCCGACCTGGTAGCCTACGTCTCTGATGACGGATGGCTCTGGGTCGGGGACGAGGAGGTGCAGATCGCCTACCACCCAAGTGATAAGTCACCCTTCGGGCGCTACGAGCGGTACATCTACGAAGACGTTGTTCCACCGCCGCCCGACACGCCCGCGATGGACGCGTATGCAAAATGGCTATCACGTGACGTCATCACCGCGCTCAAAGCTTGTCAAATGATGCTCGAACAAATGCGAAAACCAGGGCATAATTAGCCCAAAGTATGTCAAACCATAATCCTATATACCTATGCATCCCCAAAAACAACAACTGGACTTGCTGCAGGTTATTGCCGACCAGTCAAAGACCGGCAACGTGGAAGCCCTGCAGAAACTAATCGACCTAAAAATCCAGGTCGACCGGTACCTTGCGCAGCAAGCATACCGCGAGGCAAAAGCGGCTGCATTAGCCGAAATTGGCGTTATCGCCCCGAACCGAACGGCGCGAATCAAAAGCCGTCGAACGGGGGACGCCTATCAGTACACTTACGCATCGCTCGATCACCTTATCGCGGTCGCTGGTCCCGTGCTGACGAAACACGGCTTCAGCTGGTCCTGGGAGCACCGCGCAACCGAACAAGGCGTCGAGACAACTTGCCGACTCGTCCATCGCGACGGGCATTCAGAGACCGCAACGTTCACCTGCCCACTGGAATCGGGAGACTACATGTCTGCCCGTGCCCTGCATGTGTCCGCCCGCACAACCGGTTGCCGAATTACATTCTTAGCGGTCACCGGCATCGCCGTCGCCGGTGAAGATACAGACCGAACCGTTGTAGGGTCGGAATACCGATACGAAGAAGACCCGTTTAGCGACCTACCTCGGCAGCAACAACAACAATCACAACCGAACGAACCCCCCGCGACCGAAGCGCAGATCAAATTACTGCAAACACTGTGCCAACAGAAGGGCGTCGAATACATCGAGCCGCCCTCGAAAGCGATCGCCTCGAGCATGATCACGCGATTGAAAGCGCTGCCGAACGTCGAGCCGAAGCAAGCGAAAAATGTCGAACCAAAACAAGAGGAATTACTATGAACTTGGTATATAAGAGCTACGAAGAAGAGAGGCGAAAGTTAGATGAGCAGCTTGCCGAGGCGGAATCGCTACTTGCTAAGCTCGACGACACTGAGAAAAAGTACATCGGCGCCAGCCAAGTCGCTGCCGTTGCGGGGCTATCCCCGTGGCAAACCCCGCGTGACGTCTGGGCGGCAATCGTGAAGGGACAGGAAACCCAACCAACCGAAGCCATGGAAATTGGCACGCTACTTGAAGACGATATCCTCGAAATCTATCAGCGCCGTCACGGGGTCGAAGTCGGTAGCCGACAGCTGCAGAAGCACCGCGATATTTATCGCGCAACGATTGACGGCTACGACGCCAAGCATCGAATGATCATCGAGGCAAAAACAAGTGCCCGAAGCGTCACCGAAGTCCCCCCGTACTACCTTGCGCAAATTGCGTGCCAAATGTTCGTCCACGAGCAGACCGCCGCCCGCGTGGTGTACCTTGCGGCAATGCGGTATACGGAATTCGACGTCTTTTGGGATGACGTGCGGGAACTATGGTCGGCGGTCAATTCAGCGTGCCACGAGTTCTGGGTGAACTACATCGCGACGGGCAAAGAGCCGCCGCGGTCACATAAGAATATCGAACCAGAAGCAATCAAGTCCGGAACGACTGACGCGCTGCTGTCTGAACACGTCTATCGTGTTGAAGACCTGCGAAAATTAGAGACGCAAATTGAAGCTATACAAGAGACGCTAACTGCGCTCGAGAAAATGCGGGATGCACTGGTCGATGAGCTTGTAGCTATGTACGGCTACCCCGAACGCCTAACGATGCCTGATGGCACGCTACTTGCAGAGGCACGCGAACGCAAATTGCCTGGTCGCGTGGACGCGAAACGTCTGAAAGCGGAAAAGCCAGAACTATACGAAGCCTATTATGTCCCTGGCGGTACAAAAACAGAGTACAAACTATATCTGGAGGACTAAAAATGGAAATCGGTCTTGGAAAACTAAAAGCTATAGAAGTCAATGCACTGATCGAATGCCCTGACTGTAAAGGCACAGGAATAATTCAGCATCCGGCCTGGGCTCGATACTGGCAGCAATTCGGGACGAAAGGCAATATGCTCCCCGAATCAGAATATCGGTTATGGTGGAGCAGTCAAGGTTACGATTCACCTCCGCCAAATGAAGAAGTTGAATGCCCACTTTGCAATGGCGAAGGCACAAAAGAAGTACATATACTATTATCGACGGAGGACTGACCATGCGACTAACACCACAAAAACCGTACCAACTTGACAACGCTATCGGTAACGGCGTTGAACGCCTGCGGGTGATGATCTATCGGCGGCTCAAAGTCGAACTAACCGAACGCGGCATCGCCCCCGATGAAGCCAAAGATATAGCAAGCGACGTCGCCTTAGGCGAAGCAATCGAAGTCTATCGAATGATGAAAGGTATACAATGGAGGCTACGGAGATGAACCGCTACGATGGAACTATCGAAGTGCTGCCCGAATGGCTACAACAACAACGCGAACACGCTGAAGCCATTGACGAACTGAAAGAGGTATTCGAACTCCAACGCCGCAAAAAGCGTGCCGAACAAATGCGACTGAACATAACAATTACCCTTATTGTACTGCTACTTGTATGTCTAACCTTATATTCGAGGTGCTAAAATGGATGCTAATATCCAAAATTGCCTGTACATGTTGAAACTCGAACCAATGCTCAAAGCAATTGGTGTCCCAAAGAAAGAGCGGTCGAACATAATTACCCGTCGACGCTATGGGACTCCAACGCCCAACGATCTTGCTCTTATTGCCCAAGCCTTGAAGGCAGCTGGGATTGATGAGGTGCTGCGTTATGCAGACGGCGTTACATTGCCACCGACGACGGTCACTACTCAAGAGGTGCAGCAATGAAGAGATACACACATTTTGACTTTGACAAGCTTCCTCACGATACTTTTGACATCGGTTGGCGCAATTGCCCATCAGGTGATTACAGCTTTATACATAAGTTTGAGGAGAGCTGCGATTTTGCCGACAATTGCATATTTGGCGCGGATACAGAGTTTACACATACTTGCCTTTTCGGCGATAATTGCTCATTTGGCGATAATTGCACGTTTGAACACGCCACGTCGTTTGGTAAAAATTGCAGGTTTGGTAAGAACTGTAAATTTGGCTACAACGTAGCTTTTGGTGACGGATGCGTGATAAGTGACGGTGCTAAGATAGGTGGAGAAAGCCACATCGGCAATCATTGCGTCTTTGGCGACAATTGCACAATTGGCAAATGGAGTACTATCGGTGACAACTGTACATTTGGCGAATCGACGGTGTTGTATTGTGGTTGCCAATTTGGTAGAAGTTGCCGATTTGGGATCAATAGTGTACTTTATCTCGGTTTTAGTGACTCATCAGCCGCATGGTCACGCGGACCTATCTACTTCAACAACGAGGAGGCAGGGCAATGAATCTCAAAAAGTATACAGAAGACGACCTAAAAAAATTCCGTCGTCTCAAAGATGGAGGCATATTCTGCCCAATGGGGGACTACTCCGAGATAAGTGAGTTCCCGAAATATACGCATTTCGCCAACGACTGTATTTTCGCCGATGATACGCATTTTAGTTATGGCTGCAAATTCGGAAAGAACTGCCAATTCGGAGACCGCTGCATTTTTGGACGCGGCTGTGTCTTTGGCGATAAGTGTAAGTTTGGCTTCAGCTGCATCTTTGGCAAGCATTGCCGATTTGGTAATTCATGCGTGATACACAGTTGGTCTGTAATCTCATCTTTCTGCGAATTCGGCAAGGAGACGATCTTGTACTGGAAAGTCACAATTGGCGGCAGCTGTATATTTGGGATCGGCTCCCGAATCCACGTCGACAATGGTCCAACCGCAGGTTAGGGGAGGCACACGAGGGGAGCGCTCCTCTTCACCCATGCTGCAACGGCGCCTTCAACGGGCGCCGTTTTGTTTGCGTGGGCGCGGCTAATACAAGAAGATGTCACTAAGGGTAAGCGTGAAGAGGGGCATCACTGTTGATGTCAAATAACCGCTCGTTGGAGCGGGGTTGGAGAGTGCTGACTCTGATCGTATTATACACCAAGGTGCTAAGCTGTTTGTCGTGTCGCCAAAATATTGCCCGATGGCACTAGCAGTATTGGATAGGCATGTGATGTTGTAGCTTGTAGATAGCGGATTATTGAGCGCCAAAAAATACAATTCCCCCGATTGCAACTCAAGTGACGTGCCAAATGTGACAGTCTTGAAACCAGTCGAATTGACGGCTACACTGCCACTACGCAATAAGTTGTATGGGTAGTAATAGTTGTTGAGATGCCGGCTGTCGTAGATGCCGAGGGTATTAGTGCCACTACTTGCAGCTGTTGTAACATTGATGGTTATCGCCGAGACGACGCAGCCATAGGGCACGACTATAGGCACATAGAATGTCCGTGTATTACCTGGTGTTATTGATGCTGTTGTACTACTCCGCGGCCACACAATATACTGCGGGGTCAACCCACACAACCGCGGCACGTCGATCCCCCAATTGACAGGTGGATAGATTTTGCGCCAGCGGGAGTCGCGACAAATATAGACGGAATCGCCTTTTTTGAGGACGTCGCCTTCGGTATCGCTCGAAGGGGTCGGAAGTGACGTAACTTCGGGAAGCTTTATTTTGCTCTTGAAGTCCATAGCTTATCCGATAACAACAACACGAATTGCATTATTGCCTGGGGGTGACGCGAAGTTGAGCTGCACGGTATTCGACCCCGTTACCGTCCAATCAGCGATGACGGCTTCGAGGGTACCGGATGCCTTGCGAATAGAGACAACGATATCTTGTGTGTCGAGATTATGGGTAATCGTATATTGCGTGTTCGACGTATCCCCTATTGTTGTGGCATACTTTTTGAGCATGCCAGGGTAGTTCGCAAGCTTCAATGGGGTTACCGCTTTGGTGTCGTTCGTCCCCGCATTGACTTCCGCCTGCGTTGCAATTTGGATTTTGCCTTTCACTGTTTCGCTGGCGTCGGGGACCTGCGAAACGAACGTTTCGAACGTGATGTTATCCGTCCCGATGGTCGGATTCGGCACCGTTTGACGCCATGCCGACCCCGCGTTCGCCGTGCCTTCATCAACAATCACAACCGCGTTTGTCAGCTCTGAAGCTGTATTCGCATCGGGGCTGCGCGTCATCGCAGCGCCCGACCCGTTGAAAATATAGATACCGTTTTGCGTTGCCGTTGTCTGGTCTTTGACGAGCACACGGTCGTTTACCGCTAACGTTACCCCGTCGATGGTAGAGGGTGCTGACGATAGGTTTATGTTTCCCGTCGTGGCGACACGGACGTTGTCCTTCCAATTGAGCCCTTCCACCAGGGCATCAACATATGCTTTATTTGCCGCATCACCGTTTGCCGTCGGGTTCGGCAGGTTAATAATTTTACCGACGTTTTGGGCATCAAGTGTACCTAAGAGGAGCGTTGCCATAGGTTATGCTACAGTGATGATGATACTCAATGGGGTTTGCAGATATACAGTTACAAGGGTTGGGGTTACAACGTAATCAGTTACAATCGGTAGCCCGCCCAGCGTCTGTATCTCGACGATGGGGTTGCGTCCTAAGTTGTGCGCGTACGTGTGTACGGTTGCAGGGGCTGGCGAAATATACTGCTTCACGGTGCCCGCTGCGTTGATGATAACCCCCGCCTGGTCAACGTACGAGGTGACCTGCGGAAGTACCGTCACAGATGGACGCTTACGCACAATTACAGGGTTGCCGCTGGGCATATTTCGATCCAGATATAGCCTTCAATGTTTTCGAAGTTCGTGCCGTTGGTGTATTTCAAGTCGGTATAATACCGCCCCGCCGGTAGCGTGCGGGGGAACTCTATATAAACTTCGCCCTTGGCTGGGTCAGCTACAACAACCGTGCCAACCGCTGCTATACGTCCGTCGAGCCGCCGCAACGTCGAGGCGAAGGTATAGCCCGTTACGTCACGCTGCAAAATTACATGCACGCGAACGTCTTCACCAGTTTTGAATGATTGCCACCTAACCACGGCGAAATATCCTATAGATTCCGAACAACGCTAAAATTGCGATTATCACAATCCACCACCACCAGCGTTCTACGGTGGAGGGGGTATGCTGCACAACTCGTTCGACCGTCTGAATCGATTTGACGGGGACGTAGATTGTGTCCCGATAGATTTTTGCGTGCACAAGGTTGCGGCTCTTATACACGGTCACCGTATCCCGCCCCGCCGCGGCAATAATCGTATCGGTATCGTGCACCACAACAGGGATATAACGGTCTATATATTCGGGCTGCACGGTCACAACCGTATCCCGAACCGTCCGCTCGATAACGGTTGGGGAACAACACCCAGAAAGTACAACCGCTGAAAATAACGCTAATAGCATGGCGTGAAATGAGTTATCCGCAAATGGTCACCGATATCGAACAGCCGCCGCCGCCTGCGATAGACACCATCTCCGTCGCGAAGGTCAGCTGAACCGGTATTGCCTTCGATGGTCTGTATAAGGTTATCAGCGATAACGCGCTCGACAAACCCTATATGCCCCGTCCACGCCGCTGACCGAGTCCATATCGCAAGCCAGCCAGGCTGGACGCTTTGGTAGCCCTTCAACACGTGCTTTACGGGTACTGACCGCGAAACAATATACTTGCGCGCACCCGCTGACCGCACCGTTGGGAACGTTGCCCCACCCGCGTCGAGGCAATACGCTACAAATGCTGCACACCAGGCATATCCGCAAGGCAAACCGACGTGCCCCAAAAACCGCTCAATCACGGGGGAGCAGTTCGGAGATGTCTCCCGCGTGCCGATATAGGATTTCGCCGTATCCAACCAGCGGGGGTTAGCCAACAATGATGGCGGCTGCCAGAATAACGATAGCAGCGGCAACAAGTAGAAGAGCATACGCAACATTGCCATTGCGAATTTCGTGCAACGTGTTGAATTCTCTGAATATAAACGTGTCTGCCGCAACGAGTGCGCCTAAGAGCAAGCCGACACCTAAGACCGCTTCGCCCCAGACGGCGAATGCAGGTGCAGTATAGAGGAGCACAACAAGAATAACAATACCCGCCAACGTGCTAAGCGTCGGCATCAGGAGTTTCGGGTTTGGACGTTGCTTTTTCATTGCGCATTTCCTTTAGGGATTGAACGATACGAATCACGATAAAAATAAACGTTGCCAGCGATACCAATATTTGCACAACGACACTTATGTCTTTGAGCAGTGCGGATATAGTCATTCCGCTGATGATAATTGCCATGTCTCGTACGGTGTCACGAATAGTCTGTTCAGCTAACATTTTCATCGCATCACAATTGGCAATATATACTTATCGCTTCGGCACGTTGCCGCGCCGGTGATTTCGTCAACTTTCGTTTTGACCGCTTGTAGGGCTTTCGCGGCTTCGCGAATGAAGTATTCGATTATCTGGTGACCGTCTTTCACTTGGAAGCCGTCGGGGCTATAGACCCCCAAGCCTGCATTCGTAATCTTATATGCCAGCCCAATAGCAGCATCGCGTTCGACACACCGCACACACGCCCGCTTTATAAGAGTTACAAGCTCCTGTTGTTCAGGCGTTAGCGTGTCCGCGTCGAATGCCGCCTGCAATATAGGATAATAATCCCCCAATAGCGGGCGAATCTCAAGTTCATCAACGCCAGTAAGATACGTTTCGAGTACCTTGTCTTCAAGGTTCGAACTTAGGTGCACCGATAGGTTTTTCAGTTCTGCAACGCTTGTAAACATTAGATTCGCACAAGATGTTGACGCCATTCATGTCGGCAAGCGGGTTCGTTTTGCCCCGTCTGCCAATTGTGGTACCACCCGCCGCGGTAGGTCCATACGTCACGACCGATGATCGAGCTAATACGGTCGATCTCGTCGCGGGTGTATGCCTTGTTGAGCGAGAGCATTCGCCGGCAAAACGGGCGCGACTGTGTCAGTAGCGGTGGAGCGTCGGGGCGCTCTTCGTATGTATAGACCACCCGCAGGTTTTGGCGCCCGTGTATCGCGATAAGCCCCTTGACGGTTGGACGTAGGGGATTGTTCCCGTCGGGCATCTTTATATAGCCCAGCTTTATAAGGTTTGCAAGCCGCCGGACGACTTCCGACCGCTTGCCCTGGAATGCCTGGATTATATGGTTTAGGTCGCTGCCTGCCGATACCATTTCAATCAACATCAAATCTTGTTCGGTCGGCTTGTATGCAGGTCGAAATTCTTCATGGCTGGTATATTCCAAGACCGCATGCCAATCATCACGCCCCACGACGGGTTCCGACGCAATCCACGCCGACACCTTCGACCGCGGCATCCCCGACCGTGCAAATAAGTCAACGACCGTATCAACGGACGCGAACGATACCATCGTTTGCCCCTGCGTTTCGGGCTGTTCGACGGTGATTTGCGCGGGCACCTTTAGCAGCTTCAAAACCTTATTAATCGCGGTTACAAGCGCGTTGCGCCGCCCCGCAATATAGGTCTGCTCGAAAATTGCATACGACTCTTCGCGCGACGTTGTTCCACCCAGTTGCCCAGGGATTGCAACGCCGATAAGTTCGGGGGAGGTTACCGAATGCGCGACAACAATTGACGTGATAATGTCCTGACGCACAGTCGAATAGCGTGCCGCCGTGTCTGAACCAGAAATCGGCTGAATACTTGCTCCCTGGTCGGCGCCAGGGGCACGGAACGACACAACAATTCCCGTTTCGCTTGTGGAGCTGGTTAGTTCCTCTTTGATTCGCCGCGCAATCTCTGCCCGTTCTTCTTCGGTCTTGAAAAAGTCTGGCAGCTCGACCAGCGTACCGCCTTTGAACGAATTCGCAATTTCGTGGTATTGGTATTTCTGTGACTCGATGTCGGCAAGGATAGCGTATATTCCCCCTGCATACGTCGGTTGGGGATAGACAAGGGAGGTTAGCGAATACCGATTCTCTAAGTCGTAGAGCGCAGGCGTAGGGGTTGCCGCAAGCCGATAGATATAGATTTGACCGACAGGAGGGTCAGCTATCGGCATTTGCGATATGTCGGGGATTTCCGTCTTGTCTATAGGACGCGTCCAGTTTTCGGAAACGAAATACTTATCAAAATTCGTGCCAACGCGAACTTTGTAGAACGGTATAGAGCCTAACAGCCACCCGTTCGATACCCGCCGAACGGTTATATAAGCCTGGTTGCTGATTTCGTAATCGCGGGCAAGCTGCTCCATATATTGCGCCCATGTGAGCCCGTCTTCAATCCAGAGCCCATCGGCATTCGGATATAGGATTTTCCGCGCCTGCGTGATGTAGTAGACTTTCGTTTCGATGATGCCCTTATGTATAGGGCTTTCGAGATACGCATTGAGATAGTACGGATAGAGGTTGTCATCTCCATACCGATAGAATTCACCCCGTGCTGGGCTATAGGTCAGACGGGGTGGTTCTATTCGCCGAAAATCATATGTAACGCGCGCCTTACTCATCTTCGGACGGTTTTCCTAAGTCTTTGCCTTTTACGCCTTTTACGAGATTACGCTCGGAGGGCGGGGCGGGGGACCGCTCGAAAAATACATCGAACAAGTCCCCCAGCTCCTGTCGCAGCAAGTCGGCGTTATCGGTGATGTGTACTTCCTTATAGAGTTTCGGAATGTACACAATCTTACCTTTGTATTCCGGTTTCGGTCGCCACTCAGCCATGACTAATCTTATGTTGTGGGCACTGTACCGCTAAAGAATGGCGATGGCGTCGAACTTTTCGATGTGAATTGCAGGTTGACGACGTGTGGGTCGCCAAACGCCTGCCCTGATTGCTCATCACCGCCCGAACGTAAGCAACCGAATTCGTGACCGATGATCCGCTTCGTGCCGTCATTAAGTTCGACGACGAACGCGGCAACGCCCGAACTTAGGTCGTGTAGCCACTTGATGTCGGCAGCCGTTTGCACGGGCAATTGCAGGGAGATTTGCGTTTCGTAATATATCGTCCGCCCCTGCGGGTTCACGTTCGGCGTCTCAGTGAACGATACCGATTCGGGCTCAATACCGATAACGTAGAATTTTTTGCCCGACTCCATTGTGATCGCGGTGACCAGGTGGGGGTTCGAAGCGTCTTTCGTTAGCGACTGAATATCGCCGAAGTTCGTCACGTAGACGGCTTTTATTCCACCAGTCGTGCTGCAAGTTTTGCGGGCGTAACCCGCTGCAATTTCGCAAGGCATGGTAATTCTCTATATTGTTGAACTTGTTAGACTTACGCAACTGTTCGGATGAACATATTCGGGCGCCAAAGTGCCAGACCGCTATACCACTGAATCGAGCCGCGAATTTCACGGTCGCTGGTTTCGTACCACAAATTGAAGTCCTGGTAGTCTGCGGGGTCGTCGGTACCTACGACGATATAGTTTTCGACGACACCGTAAGCCAAAGACGTTGCGGTTCCGCCGAAGTCCGCCGGCTGGGCGTCGATCTCGTGGAACTTCCGAAGCCACACTCCAGAGCGCGGTAGCATCATTTGCGCGCGGCTGGTTCCGACGTTCTCCGAATCGGGGGCAACGTGGAAGTAGTTCAATTTGAACAGCCCCTTACGAATTCGCTCGTAGACCGTCGAACCAACATATACTGCCGGCTGCACGCCTGGGTTATCTCGAACTTCGGCTGGGAACGAAAGTGCGAAGTCTTCGATGGCTTCGTAGATTTGTATAGGGTCAGTCACGGTCACACCTGCCAGCGAATATGTCCCAACGCCGGGGGTCGTGACCATCTTTTTTAGCAAGCCATCATGATGCACGAGTTCGACGTCCACCGACGCGGTATCGCCAAGCAATAGCAGCCGTTGCCACTTGGTTGCCGCAAGTTGCGTCATTCCAATCGTCAGCACGTCGGGGAACGAGAGCGATTCAAGTTCCTTTTGCGCCCCGCGTGGATTCAAAATCTGCGTCCACTTCCCGTTGAGGTCGCGTCGGCAAAGCGCAACGTCAATCCCAACGGGAACGGTCGAAAGGGAGACCGACGGGAACGAAACGGTCGCGTCATCATTGAAGCCGCAACCTGCCTTCGAGCGAAGGGTACCGGTAATGTTAATTCCGTTCCATTGAATGGTTCCCTTCACCCCTTCCTGAATGGTGACGTTATCCAAAAAGCGGGTCGCTTTGAACAACATCGGCATAATCTGATCGAGCTGCTGGTCCACATAGGCAGGGAGACCAGCCAAATCGAAGCCGAATGCGTGGTATTGTTTCAGAGACATTGTTCTTGCTATAGATAGTGGTACAAGTTAGGTATTTCGGAATTTGTATGCTACATCAACAAGGCTATTTACCTGTGTGCCGTTTGGTTTAGCGGCGCTATAGTGTTGTTTCGTAACGTCCAATCGAGCCGTAAGCGCATCGACTTGCTTTTCGAGTGACTGAATTCGCGCTTTGAGCGCTGCGATGGCTTGTGTATCCTGTGCAGCCGTAGCTTCTTGGCTTCCAACGACTTGCATATCAGTGACGACACCGTTTTCGCAGGTGATTTGCACCTGTTCGCCGTTGATTTCGAGCGTGTACGTACCGTTCGCGGGCACGGGCGTACCGTCAGCACCGATCTCGTTTACCGTCGTTCCGACCGCAAGCTCGCCATCCCAATCTAAGACGGCGCCCTCCAAGGTCGTGACTTGCTCGAATATATGGTTTTGATTCGCCTTTGGCGACACCCGCATCGCGACCGCGCGTGCAGTAAGGTTCGAAGCTGCCTCGGTCGATTCAGTGGAGCCTACGGGCTGCAAATCGGTAATCGTGCCCGTATCATCAACGGTAACCGTATATTGCTCACCCGTCTCCGTTGTGAGGGCATAGGTACCTTGCGGCAGGGGCAACTTAGTACCGTCAGTTGCCTCGACCATCAGTACGGTCCCAACGGCAAGGTCACCTTCCCAGGTAACCGCCTGACCGCCCTCAATCGTGCCCTGTCCGAATAGCACAAGCCCGAAACGTCGGACTTTTGCGGACCGACCGCGCAGCCGGTCCAAAAAACTAAGCTTTGCCATGTTACTTGACAAATAGTGGAACATCTTTGTGAACAAATTCGCCTTCTATAGAGAAGCCGCGAAACTTTCCTTCTTTTATAAGGTTTTTGACGTCAGAATTATCGATGTGGTATATTCCGATCCAGCTACCGTCGGTCACCTTACCGGTCGCAAAATGGGGGGTTAGCCCCTTCGCCGAATCGACCTGGTAGCCGCCGATATAGTAGACTCCGTCGATGGTTTTGCCTGGATCGTGCATAAGATTGACGTTATTCAACGCCCCCCGCTTCGACGCCCGAACCATCATTTTGCGGATGGTTTCGGGTCGGAAAAATACATAATACGGCTCGTTGTTATCGCCGTAACGCAATATCGGTATGTTTGCAAGCATGAGGACACCGTATAGGGTTTGCGACCCCTCGTCCCAGCTGAACCGTTGGGGGATTGCAATATCAGACCGCAGCCCGAACAACACAAAGTTGCGCTGCACGGCAGGCTGGTCAACAATCGAGACCCCCGTCACACCGGTCGGCTCGTCTTCCGATAGAATTAGTTCAACATAGCGAAGCATAGTCGGTTGATTATTGTGACTTTATCACTACGCCATATTTCTTTACTTCATCTATTATAAGCCGCTTAATATCCTGTGCCATTCGCCACCTGTAATCCAGGTAAAATTCAACTGCCGCATGCGCATATTGAATTGTTTTGTATTCATCTATTTTATCCAGTTTGTTTACAATTTCTCGCAGCGCGTCGCGGAAGCTGTAAGCCTTCTTTAATACTTGCTTTATAGAATCGATAGAAAGTTTTTCATTAGAAGTATCTGTCAATCTGAAATGTCCAATCGAACTGACCATATTCTCCCCGAGTTCTCTTGCTCGTTGCTCTAATTGTTTTTTCCATGTTTCCGGCAGCAGTGTTTTATTAAGTGCTCCCTTGTCCCAAAAAGTACTCATGAACATGTGTAATGCCATCAAAACACTGCCGCTTTTTGCGGTTTTAATCTGTTTTGCAAAGCTGTTTGTGTCTTCTATAATTTGCTTGATATACTCAAACGCCAGTACGGATTTTGTTGATTCAGTCGAACCAAACGAATATTTCACTGCTCTTACCAGCATATTTCCTATTCTTATATGTTCGCGATGCAAATATACAATTCCCAACCGCCGTTGTCAAGGGGTTTTGCAAAATATTTTTCCACCCTCTTGACAATATAGGGTTTTGCGTCGTATCTTTGCGACGCCTACCTACAATACCAATTGGGGACAGTTGGCATAGGTATATAGGTTGGTTTGACAAGTAGCCCGTTTCGGCGGGCTATTTTGTTATGTGATCGTGCTGCCCTTGACAACCGCACTATTGCGTTCACGCACCCCGACAATATCGGAGTCTAACACGTAGACTTTTAATTCGCCCGTTGGCAATCCAGCCTCGACTGTTTGCCGTTGCTGCAACGCATTCTGCATGTTTGCAATCGCCTGCCCCCAATCGAATTCAGGCGTCTGTACGTCAGGGGGACTTATTTGCACGTCCAAAATCTCCCGAATCTGCGCGATCGCACTGAAGACCGCGCCAAGCTGGGAAGCCAAAAACGTTGCGAACGTGAACGGCGCAAGGGGACCGGTACCGATAGCCCCCTGCTGTGCGACCAGAACGGCGTTCATGATTGATTGTGCGGTCTTCGCTAACACGTCGGCAACGGCGAACGCTTTGTAGACTTTTGACGCCCGCCCCTGTTTCGCAAACAAGTCAAAGAATTGCCCGACCGATTCAGCTGCCACCTCCGTGAATTCCCCGACCGTCTGCATTCCTTCACTGATTTGCATTAGCGGTGCAACCGCTTCTTTCATCTCCAGCTCTTTCAACTGCCGCATTAGATTCCCGACCTCTTCACCGCTTGCAGCCGTTGCCTGTGCAACACGCAATTGCGATTCGAGAATTTGCCGCTCCAAGGCTAAGCGTTCGCTGCTATATTCACGGTAGCCCTGTAGGTCGATTTCGAGCTGCGCCGCCCGCTGCTTTGCCGTCTCCTGTTCGATTAGCTTTTGTTGTTCAGCCTCTTGTTCGATCTTCCGTTGTTCGAGTGCCTGGCGTTCATTCAATAGCGAGATCTGCTCCTGTGCTTTTTGAGCCGCCTCCACCCGTGCACGTTGCAGACGTTCGAAGGCAGCCGCGCCTTTTGCGGTTAGGTCCTGTATTGCAGTTTGCTGTTCTTCAAGTGCTGTGATCTCTTTTTCAATTTCCGCCCGCAGGCGCGCATCGGTTGTTTCACGCGCTCGCTGGCGTGCATTGGCGAGCCGCTGGGCTATTGCGTCGGCTTGCTGTTGCAGCCCCGCAAGCTCTTGTTCTTGTTTCGCAAGCTGTTCACTAAGTTGCCGCTGTTCGCGTTCGAGCGTTGCGCGTTGCGATTCGTAATCTATCGCTAAGCGTTTCAACGCTAATTCCTTTCGCCGCTCAATCGCCGCTACCCGCCCCGCTGTTGTCTGGCGTTCGAATTCCGTGTAATCACGGACGACACCCGCCAGTACATCCCGTGCCCGCTTCGCCGTGTCGCCCGCGTCAATCAAGAGGAAGTTCGCATCCTGCATCACGTCCCGCAGCGCCCCGTATCCCCGCCGTGCCGCGTCGAATACATTCGCGACCGCCTGCGTTTGTTCGGGGCTGATGATTTCAGTTTGCAGTTCTGCAATGCTTTGCTGTGCTTCAATGATGTTCGCGTTCAGTTCACGTATCGCCGAATCCGCTTCCGTTACAATCTCTCGCAGCGCGTTCCCCAGCTCTTTGTATTGCTTTGCTATGTTCACCCGCGCCGCCGCCGTTGCTTTTTCGACGTAGTCAAGATAAGACTGATAGACCTTCGAGTCCCGCTTGAACCGACGCAGGTATTCATCTCGCTGCCGTTCCAGGTCTTGTAGTGTTTGGACCGATTGTTTGGCAATATCGGCAAGGTTACCCGCAAGCTCACCAGCTCCAGCGCCAAGCAGGTCGAGCGTTTTTTGTTGCACGTCGCGAAGGGCATCACGGATTTCGTTCGCCCGCTCAATCGCCCGTGCACGGATTTCGGCGTCGATTTCCTTTAGCTGGTCTTTCGCCTGTTCGAGTTGCCTGCGATCTTCTTCGGTTAGCTCTTTTTTCTTTTCGAGTTCGGCAGTAATAAGTTTGATCCGCTCTTCCGTTGCTTTACGCTGGATTTTGAGTTTCTGCATCTCGATTGCGTACGTGGACCTTCCGTCGGCAGCTAAGACTTTCGCCCGTCGGTCCAGTGCAGCGATTTCGCGGTTTGCAATCTCTTCTTTGCGTTTTACTTCCAGTAGCGTTGCCCGCGCATCGAGTTGTTCACGTTGAGCGTAATATTCGGCAAGCTCTTTTCGCTGCTCGTCAGTTAGCTGACCTGACTTTTGCGCGAAGTCTTCAAGTAGCGCGATTCGTTTGTTCAGCGTTTCGCGTTCAGCGTTGAGAATTTGCGCTTCCTGTTCAACGGTGCTGACCCCAAGCGATTCTAAGAGACTTTGTTTTGCCTCGACCGTCGATTTGTATTCTTCAAGTTCCCGACCGTAGAGTTCATTCAGCGCCGCAATCGTTTTTTCAGCTTCTTCTACATCCTCTTCATTCGCCTTTTTACCCGCCTTCCGCTGTTCAGCGATAATCGCAGCGTAATTGTCTAATTGTTGTTTGCGTAGTTCGGCTTCTTGTTCAAGTGATTCTTTGAGTGATTCGGGACTGGCTTTTGTTGTCTTTTGTAGTTCGAGCAGCTGGCGATTCAGTTTCGCAATCCCTTCGCGTGCATCTCTGATTTCTCGTTTTTCCGCCAACCCCAGCGCCGCGGCAAAATCTAACACAACGTTCACCGCGTCCTTCAGAAAGCCAACTTTGTCGATGAAGTCTTTGACCCATGCGGTGATTTTATCTAAGTTCGCGATCACCACACCCAGGGCAATCGCAAGCAGCCCTATACCCGTTGACGCAAGCCCCGCTTTGAGCGCCTTCGTGGCTGTCTCCGCCGTGAACAGCGACCGCGCAAACCCGATAACGCTATTACCCGATTCCTTGTATGCCGTTGCCGCCGCCTGCACGACTGACGACATACCATCGTGCAAACGTTGCAATGCTTTTTCCTTCAGTCCCGTTGACTCTAAGATTTCGCCGTACTTCTGTAGCCGCTCAATCGACGGGGCATAGACAGAGGCAATCCCTTTGACCGTTTCGCTTAGTTCTATATTCGACTCCGACGCTTCTTTGACCGCCCCCGCAATCCCGCTGAACGCCTCTTTCGCATGCCCCACGCGTTCAGCAATCCCGCTGAACCCTTCGGCGTGATCGGTCGCCCGTAGCAGTTCGCGGTCAAGTTCAGCCATTAGTTTTGCGGTTTCGTCTGTTTCCCCCGCGACCGTCTGTAGCTCTTCCCCGACCGCAGCAAGTGCAGCAGCAAGCGCACCCGCCCCGGTGACCGTCCCAAGCTCTTGAGCGCTGTCCAATATATGGTTTAGTGCCGCTTCGATCTCTTCAAGACTTTTTCCGCTGACGTCACTTAGCTCGTCCAGTAGCCCGTTTGCCGCATCTTCAATGCTTCCAATCGACTTGACGACTTCGTCAGGTAGTTCAGCCCCGACGCGTGCAGTTAGCTCGATGGCTTTGCCGATACCTAATACCGCTTCCGCTGCCGACCCCGCCTTCTCGACCGCGTCACCAAGCGCTGATGATAGTTCCCCTTTGAGCGCTTTCGCCGCGTCCATATACGGTTCGACCAGCGCTGCGTCCCCGATTGCCACTTCCAGCGCTTGGGCATCGGCTTCGAGTTCGGCTATTGCATGCGCTAATTGTTCAGCTGTCGCCGTCCCCCCGCGAAATTGTTCTATAAGATTTCCGACCCGTTCCGATAGCACCCCCGCCCCCTTGCCCATGCCAGCAAGTTGCTCCTGCAATTTCGCCAGCGCCGCAACGACTTTACTTGTATCGACCGACGCAATGAAGGCTATCTCTTTGCGAATTGTGTCAGGCATGGACCATCGTTAATAAGTGTGCTTTGCCATTATCAGATGTCGCAAATATAGCGTTGTAAGATATTGGAATATCTACAAGTTCATGACCAGTATCTACCGTTATCGGTGACGCCGAATTATTGCGTAGCGCGATAATGTGTCCATTGCCGATTTCAGAACTAAATGTTATGTTGCCACTTGCATATGCTGAATCGTAATCCACCCGCGCAAGTCCAGGGGGGATGACCGATACGTTCGCCCCGACCCCATAATAACGTTGATTGTGTGTAGGGATGTCGGTTGGCTTATCGGGGTATTCAACAGGCGTTATATCTACCTGTCCCGACGGAGGAGCCGACCCCGCACGGCGTCGGAACAGTTGGACACTGTACAAACCGTCACGCAATATGTCTATATCGCCTATCTGGTGAAATCTATACACGACCCCGTCTACCTGTATCGGGCGCCAGAGCAATGTCGAACCGCTTGTTATCTCGTAGGGGTCGAACCGCAAATAACACGTGACAAGCTTTGCCTCCTGTGCAGCCGCCTCCGAAATATAGGGTTCATGGAATCGTTGCCAATTCGTTGGCAAATAACCAGGTTGCGCGTTTTGCGTATACGAAATTTCGGGCAGGCTATAGAGCAGGCAAAACGACTGCCCCCCTACCGAATCTTGATAATGCACCCGCCAATTACAATTGTACGTTGGGTAACCAGCCCCCCAGTTCATTGTGAACACGTCCGCTGGTTCCCCCGTCGGCTTGGGAACGATATAGCCGATTAACCCCTTATCGGGATCGATGCCGCTGTAGCGTGACCCATCCGTTAGCCGCGGGCATTGTACCGCCCCAAGTCCCGCTGCAAAGCGAAACACGGGGTGGAACGTCGGATACGCAACTGAAAGGGGGCATTCGTATTCGTTCGTGTCGCGATTATAGAATAACTGGCTATCGTATCGAATAGCCCCAAATTCTTTTGCCCGCTCTGCCTTGTAGCGATTATAATAATAGCCGTCAAGGTGGGCGAATTTGCGAATCCAGTAACGCGGCATCTGTGTCGCGGGCAAGGATATGTATATGTCCCGCGTGTAGTCTAAGCGGTCAGATAGGTCCACCGTCTCCCCCGACCAGAACTGCACCGCGGGCAAAAACCGCCACGTATCCCCGTAAATATAGGAAACCAAGTTGAACGTCTGCATCAGCATCGAAATAAATTCCCCGACCGTCATATCGGGCATAATCGACGCCCAGTCTAATTGGTCTCCCTGCGATTGCGCAAGCTGCACGGGGATACCGATAGAAACGGTCATAGGGGGAGGGGGTTCGGGACCGTTGGGATCGCGCACTGCTGCATCAGCTTGCACAATTATTGAGTCTGTGCGATTGAGTGTAACTTCACCGATCCAATTCGGACCGCTTACCGACATCGCTGCGCGGACGCCATTGACCCGTACGACACTACTCCATACATCGTAACCGCTTGGCGTCTGTCCACTTACGCGCACAACAACGCGACACGGTGAAGATAGATATATACGATCCCCTGCTGTGCGGTATCTAATAGGGCTACCCGGTATAGATTGCCATGTAGTTGAACCCCCCGACGCGATTGCAAGTTCAGTTGTTGTATATAGATACCATTTTGCGAAGCTTGTAACATTCGCGCCAACATAATTGTATTGCACCGCCACCGCCGTTGGGTTGGCTTGCTTCAGCGGTACCTTCCCGCTGGTGACAGCTAAGTTGCGGACGCTAACGTCGCCCGCAAAGGGGTCTAACGCAGGACTATAGTAATTGCTCGACGGGATTCGAGTGGCAGGTTGCACACCCCAGAACGCTTGCGACTCTGTGTCAAACCGTAGCCCCGCCCGTGCCAATATCATGGATAGAATTGCCCGTACCTTTGCCCAAACAGGAGTTTTTCGAATATAGCACGTTCGTATTCCCCCAGCTTCCCGAACGTTATTATTGTTATCGGGGTTCGTCTCTTCTTGTGCTTCGACCTGCCCTTTGTCAAGTGGAACGAGCGCGAAAGGGGGGTTGTATTCGTCACCCATAGCCCCCATCCAGCTTTGGAGCTGACTGAAGGTAACGGGGTTAAGTGGCAGCATCCCAAGGGGTTCCGACAGCACAAGTGATAGCCGCTCTTGCGCGTTGTCGTAGAGCACGCAGTCGATTTCGAGCGTCCCCGCCGTATAGCGTGCCCCCTGCAGAATGAGCAGCCCTTCGTACGCTAAGACGGCATCGCCGTATAGACGGGCATAGAGCGGACGGTTGTATTTTATGATCGACCAGGCGGTTATGTTTTCGGCGTGCGTCTGATAGAGCGCCGCGAACACCTGCACGTTGCGCGGGGTGCCGTAGATTGTGAATTGCTTCGAATAGGATAGCCGCTTCGCCCCTTCCCGCAGGTCGTCAACTGCAAACACGAACGGAATGATAAGGTCACCAGGTAGTTCTACCTCGTACCATGTGACTTTATCATTCGACACCTGCAGCATCATAACGGTGCGGGGGTCCCCTCCCCGATTAGTTCGACCGTCAACGGTTGAGCATCGGCGGGCGAAGCATCATCAAACGACGTGCCAGAAATACTATAGAGTCGCATGAAATTCGGGTTACCGTAGTCACCAAGCAACACCGCCCGCGCAAGGCTAAGCTGATCGGCTATCTCGTTCGTTTGCAATTGGTTCGACGTCAACACGATTGTTTCCGAAGCTTCGAATTTTGACGCGCGCACGCCATTGCGGAGCCGCGTGTCGTATTTAACGAACTCCTCTTCTACCGTATAACTTACCCATGCTCCATGCCGCCGAATATAGGTTTCTTTTTCCACGCCCCGCTTGCGGCTAAGTACCCCATCGAATATAAGGTTATCCGTATACCCAAACGTCGTTCGAAAGCGCAGGGACACGGGCAGCTCACACACGACCGGTCGGGTTACCGTATACTTAGCAATTTCCGTGCCAACGTCAATGCTAACCGTCGTTCCCGCTGATGGTACAACGCGAATTGCGTGCACCCCCGCACCGGTCGAAGCATTGTGAATAGGTAAACCATCTTCGTATGCTTTTATATTCTGATTCCCGATAACTAAGAAGCCCATCACATGTATCGCCCGCGACCGATAGGCGTAGCTACCTTCCGTCAAGACCGATCCCCAACCTATAGCGTTCCGGTGCCGTCCACCCTTGAGCGCCTTGAGCGTCGGGGTCGTGTCTTCGCTGGTCCAATTCGCCGCCCCGTCGGTCTGCACATAATAGGCTTTCACCTTGTACCGGTAGCGCAATATATAGTTTTGCAGGCTGATGACCGTCACACCAGCTGCCCAGGTTGGAGCGATATATTCAATGTTCAGCGGGTCGGGGGCAAATGAATCTAAGAGCAGGGGGTCGTAGAATTTCGCCGCGAACCGTACACCACCCGTCACTGCCTGCACAACTTCGGGGGTCGCGGCAAATTGCCCGATAGCCTGCCATGCCGCCCCGTCGTATATTTCAAGTGCATAGAGCACATAGCGAACTACCTCCCCGTCATCGGCTATATACGACGCCGTCACCGGAAACGGCTCCATCGAAAGGTGAAGCCAGTCGGCGTTGAAGTCAAAATCATCTGCAACCGTATACCCGAATTTTTCGAACGTTACCGCCACGGCAGGTCGATGATAAGGTTTCGCACAAAACCGCTGATAGACTTGTCGAGACGCTCCAACGCGTTGCGCGTCGGCTGGTCTAAGAACGGACGTCCGACGATGCCCTTGCGTTTTATCGATTCAGCAAGCGCATGTTCGCTAACGTGCCTGGGGATACCTTTGAACATTTTCCAGACGCGAAGTTTTTCGAGAAAATCCGACCAGCGCCCTTTCGAACGAATGCCTAAGCGCTTCCAATATATGGGGGTTGTGCGCCGCTCGACACCGTTCACGCCGTAGTGAACGTATTTCCAATAGTCTGCCATATAGAGTTTCATCACCACCCGCGACCGCCCCTTCGCCTCAATCATCGGAACAAACGACTGCATAAGGTTGCGCGTTGCGAATACCTTCAGTCGAAGCAGCTCCATGCGCGTGTCTTCAATGTACGCATCTAAGTCCGCATCGAATAGCGGCTTAGCGTAGCTTTCCAATTTGCGCCCAAGTTGTTCTATTGCGTCGAACTGTGTCATGACCGCGCAGCAAGTTTACGTTTGTAACGTTCGTTCTCTTTCTCGATTATTTGGTTTGCGACGGTGACCAGGTGGTAGAACGTCCGAACGTTCAAATCCATCACGTCGAAAAAGCTAAGCCGATAGAATTTCGCGATATAGTAAAACACCTCCTCCCACCCCATACGCTGCCCGTTTGTTACATGATAATGCGTTCGAATAAATTCCCCGATCCGCTCCATGCATTTGCCAAAGTCAACAAGCGCATGCGTGAATATAGCCAGCGGGAAATGTTCGGCAAATAACTTTGCACGCTCCTCCATCGGATACTTTATGTTTCCGTAGCCATCGACTTCGCCGTATTTCGTGCCCGCTGGAATATAGAGCAGCGCCGCAACCCAATCGGGACGCCGTTCGGGAAGCGAAACAAGGTCAGCATACCAGCCTATAGGTGCCTTATCGGCACGCATGTATTCGTAGCGTTGACCGCGGATTTCGATAACCTTTTGAAATTTCGTAGACTTGAGTTCCTTCCCGTACGCTTCGACAAGTTCCCCGACATGGTCCCGTGATTGCACGATTGTTTCGGGGGTCACCTCTTCCGGTTTGCCTTCAACGTCCCACAGCGCCCGCACCGCATCGCCGACGGTTTGCGCATGAACAACGTGCCAGTATTTGAGGGGGAGCAAGTTAGTAGACTGCATACGTCAACTGATTATATTTCATCACGGCGTAGCGCATCGCATCGAGCGCGTGATCGTTCACACGGACGGGGGTTTCGATGATCTGTCCGTTCGGGTCAACGCTGAATGCATAGTTTTCGAGTTCTCGTATAAGGTTTTGCGAATCACGCGTCACGACGATTCTATACGTCTGCACAAGACGAATCGAATCGATTATGTTTGCTTGCTTTTTGACGGGCACGGCGTTCACCCCCGCCCGCTGAAGTTCCAGAATTGTTCGCGGCTCTGCTGAATCACACGCGACAATTTCCCCGCCCGCAGCACGGCGAACAAGTTCGGCAAGCTCTGAAGTCGAAAGATACGAGCGATATAAGATTTCACGGACGTATAAGACGCCATCGGCAATTTTGACGCCGCAAAGTGCAGATGGCGCCGTATAGCCAAAGTCCAAGCCGTACATTACGGGGTAGTCTAACATATCCCAGTTGTAATCGCCGATCTGCCAATTGCGGTAGATAATTCCCGCCCGTTCGCGACGTAGCCCCATTCCATAGATTCGCCAGACTTCGGGGTCTTTGTCACGATAAGATTCGATCTCGGCAATTTGCGAACGCGAAAGGTGGGGGTTGTCTTTGTACGTTGAATGGCAGGTTGCAACCGATTCTTCTTTCAAAATGTAATCGTAGAACCAGTGCGTATAGTAGCTTGGGTTGTAGTCGCAAATTATCCTATATTTCGTTCGAAGGGCAAGCTGGTCGTATTCCTCTTTTTGGAATTCCAAAACCTCGTTGCAATATAGGATATCCTGCTGTAGACCGTGGAGCTTTGCCGCTTCCGAAGCCCCCACGAACCGAACTGTGTTCCGACCGTACGTCCATTCGGTGCCGCGAACCGTTTGCCCAAGCCCCTGCAAAATTTTTTTAAAGTCCTGATAGGTAGTTTGCATCACATCTGTTTTGTACCGACGGGCAATTGTTATATTGATGCCCGCCCCCGCGAAGCGCATCGCAAGCCAAACAATAAATTGCAACACTGAATAGGTTTTCCCCGAACGGGTACCCCCTTCCAGAACCAGCAATCGCTTTTTCGAGAAGTTGTTCCGAAGGAATATAAGGTTAGGGTTTATTTTCAGCGTCGTCGTCTTCATGGCGCTCAAGTTTTTCGTTCGGCTTTTCGTTCAGGAATTCCAAAAACTCAGCATTTTCAATGGGTTGCAGCGATTCGTTTTGAATGCCGATGTATTTGCCGAGCTTGTTGAGCGTGTCCATTACAACACGCGGTTCTGGCTTTACAAAGTATTCAACGCCATTGACATAATACACCAATTCGCCTTTTACAAACTTCAACGCAGCTTCCCGCGCTTCAGCGACAAGCCGCTCGTTGAGTTCTGTGTCGATTGCTTCCTTCCGTGAACGAAAATCGGGGTCGTTTTGTAGCCAATACCAATAGGTCGACCAATCAATTTCCAGAGATCTACACGCACGAGCCGCAACCCCGCCATGTTCTCTATACGCCTTCAGCCACGCCTCCTTTCGGGCGGCGACCGCGTCGGGGCGTGTGCTGTGTCGCTCCTTCTTCTTCCAACCGCGTTTCGGTTTTTGCTGATCGTTCATCGCGCTGAACAATGTAGTTGTGAAGGATAATATAGGCTTCACGGCGGCAAGCCATGCATTTGCCCATCGATTGCCCTGTGACCTGACGGAACAGATCTTCAATCGTTTCTCTATATTGCTCAAATTCCAAGAACATACGGTCCAGGTCAGCAAGGGTCAAATTAGTTAATTCTATATTCATAGATATTGCAAAAATGTTGAAACTTGTTGAATTAATCGCATCCAATCACCACACGAAATGTCGCTGTAAAAGACAAACCGAACAGCAAGTCACCGCCCTGCAACGGGCTAAAATCAAACGACGCATCTCGAACAGGCGCCACACTTAGGTTAGGTGGGATCACACCCGCCACGGTAGCCGTGTATTCGCCGAAACCCGATACCGCTTCAGCAACCGTCAGCGCCCATTCGATTGCCGCATCGATGTCGTCAGATTTTGCCAGGCAGCTGAATCGATAGGTTAGATCAGCATACCGCTGGTATGGGGGAAACTGGAACGACCCCCCGACAAACTCTATAATCACCCCAGGCACGGGCAAATCGCGCCCAGCGCGAACGGTGGGGTCGTCACCTAAGACAACGCCACCGACGTTCGTTCGAAGGTAATTGTAGAGCGCCTGGGTTATCATTTGCAAATTTTATGTTTGTGCAAATATACGAATTTAGAGAAGTAATGTCAAGAGTTTTTCAAGGTCTTTCAGATAGAGGATAACGACCGGTTCTTTTCTATCAGCACGGGCAATTACGACGGGAATTTCGCCTGGTTCGGCGCTAAGCTCTGCCTGACCCAGCCATTCGTACAGGTTTCCGATTTTGGCACGCCGTTTGCATTCAATCGCTAAGGGTCCAAGGTGCATGTCGCACTCGTTTGCCGACTGGTATTGCCTTAGGTTTCGCCATACCGACCCATTGAATATATGTTCAGCCCGCCCGCTAAGTCGTTCGGTAAGGCGCTGGCGTATAGCTTCCAGTTCTTTCGCGATTTCGCGCTCGAATGCAGCGCCTTTTTCACGCTCGTAACGTGCCATTTTTCTCCTCAACGCGTAATTGTCTTATCTTTTTGCGGTGTTCTCGGTCGTAACTTAGATGGCAGCGCTGACAAAGTGCACGCAAATTTTCGTCTGCACAATTCTGAGGATTGTGATCAAGATGGGCAACCGTCAACACAACTTTCGAACCTGTTATTGGATGCGGCTTGTAATTTTCAGCGCCGCAAAATTCACATTTCCAGCCAGCGCGTTCACGGATGCGAAGGCTAATTTCTTTCCAGTTAGTCGGATATAGTTCTTTCCGGAATGGCATGTTGTTTTGACTCCAAGAAATTCAAAATCTGTTGCAAAAAGTGTGCCAACGGCTTTGGCGATGGAACGTCGAAAAATTCTGCATCAATAATTTGAGTCGATTTGTGTTCGGGCAATGGTTCAATCGTTCGCTGCGGTGCATCTTGTACCGGTTCGGGTTCTGTCCACTCTGCATCCGATTGCACGGTTAGCGTACCGAACCAGACTGCCCAGCGGGTAATGTCTTCCGATTGTTTGAGTGACGTTTGCCCAGCGGGTAGCAATCCAAGCTGTCTGGCACGGCGTTTGCTGTGTCCGATCATGGCGTCACCTGTGATTGTTTTGCTCGTTCTTCAGCTTCGCGGTATCGGCGCCGCAACTCGTTGTAACGCCGGAAAGCTTCTTCTTGTTCCTGTTTCACTTTGGGGTCGTTTGGGTTCCACCGGCTACCAGGCATTTCGATGTTGATTGCCTGCACGGGGTTGGGTTCTGGTTTGGGGTCTGGTTGCGCCTGCGTATAGTATTGCCGGCGCTCGTGGAGGTGGTGCAGATATGCTTCAAGACGGCTAAGACCGCGGGGGGCTTTTTGGTAGTCTGGCGCTGGCGGGGGAGGGGGTGGTTCGGATGGTTGTTCTGTTTGCGCTATCGGTATTGCAGCAATGACTGCCTTCAGTGGCACCGGTCCACCGTGCAGCTCGACGGGGGAGACTTGCTTGTAATAGCGGGGGACGGGTTTGCCTTTTTTGCGATACGGTGACCAGTACATTTTTTTGATTCTCCAGGCGATTCGCTTCACCGTTCGGTAGCCCTCCAGGCAGGCTTTGACGACTCGATCGACGATTTTGAGCGCAAGTTCCACGCTTGCACCAATTTTGAGCGCCAACCAGGAGACGACCCTACCAGCAGCAACCCACACATTCCGGTCGTCGATACCCGCAAGGTGCAGCTTCCAGCGGGTCCATTTCATGAGATCGCGCCAATAGGGGTACCCCTTCTTGATTTTGTAGCCTTTGCGTTTGTCTAAGACCAGATCGAGTTCCCATATATGTTTGCATTCGCGTTTGGGTTTCTTCTCCCATACCTTATCAGCCTTCTTCTCTTCATTCCCTTGGGGAGAAAAAATAGAGTGCGCCGTCTTCGGCGTTTTCTCTTTAGACTGTTCTTTCTTTATTAAGCTGCATATGCGTCCAGGTTTGTTCGCGCTATTTTTTCGGGGGCGTCGGTTCGGAAAATTAAAAAGCGGGTTGCCTTTGTGATCGGTTAGCGTCCAGAGGGTACCTTTCCCCGTTGCCTTCGAACGGCAAACGATTCGGGCTTTTTCGAGACGTCGAAGGATGCGGTTTATATAGCTTGTGTCTACCCGCAATCGTTTTGCGAGTGCGGGGACGTTGACAAAGGTGTTTCGCTCAACCTCGCAGGCGATTTCGTAGGCGATCCAGACGCTATGGCGCCAGCGTGTGTCTAAATAATCTTTGATAGTCTTAATTCTTTGTAAAGCGTATTGGGTAGGCATCATTACGGTAAACGTGAATAATTCGGTTGTTAGGATTCTTCTTGTCTTCTACAAATTCTAATACTACGTCGCAAAGGGGTTTTAAATAATTCGCTATCTCTTTTCTGCTTTCAGGAAATAAAAGTGTAACGCCGTGCTTCTTAGCTGCATTTACAATAATACTTAAGTCTTTTGTCGGGTGATTGAATGGATAGGGACATAAATGAGGTATGTCGTCAAAAATAATAATCACTTCTTTGTCTATGTTTGCAATCCCCTCGATCCTATCTGCCCATTCTAAACAATCTATTGGCTTTAAAATTAGAACAAAGGTCGTGTTATCTTCAATATCTTCTGGTATGTTTATAGATTTTCCAAATTCAGACAACTCTTTTATGCTACGACCCGAAATAAATAAGCAGTGCCTTTCTAATAAGAACAACATGTGCATTACTTGCGGGACGACTTCATAGCCATCTCTACCTGTAATCAAGACAACCTCACCTTCTCGTATTAAGTTTTCTGCACCGAAAACAGGTATCCAATTCTTTTTCATAATTTCACCTGTGAATGCTTCAACACAATCTTTTTGACGTCATCGCCGTACACTTCGCATAGCACAGCCAAGATCCCCATGAAATTCCACCGCGACACGAATGCTTCGTCAGCAATTGCGTCTTGAGCAGCGCGGATAGCGGTTGTGCCTAACAGCTCGTCAAGTTCGCTGAACAATAGCCACAGCGTCCACGCGGTGAACCGTTGAGGCGAAATCCATTTGCCCCCGATGTAGAAGCCGCCACGTGCTTTGACGTCTGGCACGATTTTTGAGGCGACTTCGTGCATGTAGTCGAGGGTGATTTCGGTTGGCATAGGGTAGTTTTGAATAGTTGTACTTCCAAACGCAATATACGAAACCGCAAGTGATTCTGCAAAAAAAAATTGCAATGCGCACAAACCTACTTTGTCAAACTCAAACAATCTATCGGAATCGCCGTAGCTACTGTATTGCCGTAGCCCTCTGTCTGATGCGCATACCGCGCCGTCGTGGCTGGCGAACGGTGCCCAAGCATCTCCTGAACGCCGCGAATGTCTTTAGTGTAACGGTAAGCCAGCATTGCAGCTGTGTGACGCAGTGCGTGACACGATAGCCGTGTAGTCTTGAGCCCTGCACGCTGGAGGATGTCGTCCACAATACGACGCACACGCCGCCGCGATAGCCGACCGCCGTTGTTGCGCGGTGCACGCGCCAAAAACAACGCTCCGTTGCCGTCTCCACGCAGCTCCAAGTACCGATTGAGCAGCGTTGCAACGTCAGGTCTTAAGTACACCGTCCGACCGTGATATTTGCCGCGCACGTACAGCCGCACCGTATCGCCATCCAACTGCACGTCCTCCAGGTCGAGCCGCACAACCTCGATCACCCGTAGCCCGTGCAACGCCATCAACAGCACGATAAGTGCATCACGTGCACCGGTCTCCGTCTTAGGTGACGGCAACGCGTCCACAAGACGCTGCAAACTATCCTCCGCAAGCACCTTAAGGGGACGCTCGTCTGGCGCACCGTCTGGACGTACACGCAACCGCCGCAATGGGTTGTCTTGACGATACCCCGCCTGCTGCACCGCGTCGAAATAGCGACGGAGCACGGAAATTTTGAACGACACGGAATTCGGTGCGTAGCGCTGCACAAGTTCCGACAGATACAACGCCATTTGGTGTTCGGTCACCTCCAGCGGGTTCACGTTGCGTTCAAGACACCATTTCACGAATTGTTTCACCGTGTGACGATACATTCTAACGGTATCCTCCGACGGCGCCCCGTCTGCAACGTACTGCTGCAAGTACTGAACGAACGCCTCGTCCAAAATTTCGAGCACCGAAGGCAACGGTTTCGAATCCAGAACCAACTGCTGCTCGTGTTGCGCGGTGTTTGTGTGCATCTTTACAGTAGCGTGTAAAATGAATTTTGCGAACAAACCACTTCAAATATACAACACCATAATCAATTCTGCAAAAACTTTTTTTGCGTAGTGGAAAAATAGTTTGGCACGTTATTTGCTATTCGAATAGGCTTAGCGTAGGGGGTTCATAGTTTATCCAGATGCATTCGGTGCGTTTGGCATGGTTTTTGTATGCGTTTTCTTCAGTCCACCGCGAATCGCGTCGCCTGACAATACCAAAGCACAATGTGTTCCGAATGTATCGTCGCCAACCTTGTTGTTCAAGTTGATTGTATGTTTCGTTTGGGTAGCCAGATAACATGACTTTGCCTTTCACGTTCAAAAGCGTTTCAATAAGATTGTTGTGAAAACTGTTGTCTGTTTCGTGATTGTAGAGTATTTTATCTTTCCGCGATTCAGGTGTGTAAGGAGGGTCGAGGTAAAAAAACGTTTCCATCGAATCCCATTTACAAATGCATTCGATTGCGTCAACGTTTTCAACGTAGACATTTACGAGCCGACGGTGAAAATTGTGCAGTTTACGTTTTTTGTTATCCCAATAGGATGGATGTTTATTTATTAGTGATATTCCCCAATTGTCATCTTCGGGGACACCTGCATAATTTTGGTTTTGCCGAACAAAAAAAGCCCAGGCGCGTTCAACATCGGATGACCAGCTCCCCGACTTCAAAATCTCGACGGCGCGTTCAAAATCAGCGCGCGAATAGAGCGTGTATGTGATGCGGTGATTGAATTCTGTATAGGTTTCGGGATGTTGCAGCACGCGGTAAAGGTTGATGATGTGGCCGTCGAGGTCATTAAGGACTTCGATTTTGTAGCGCCGCGGCAGGTTGAAGAACAACGCCGCCGTCCCTGCGAACGGTTCGACATAACAGCTAACGCCGCGTTCGGGTAGATATTGGAGTAGCCAGTCTACAATCAGGTGTTTACCACCCATGTAACCGAATAACGCACCTTTTATCGGTTGGACGTATTGCAATTCGTTCTGCATAGCTTTCGAGAATAATTTGACTTTGCAAATTTAGCTATTGCACGGCATCGCTGCAAACATTTTCTTCACGCCGTTTGGCATAACGTATGCTGTAGACTCAACTGGCACGCCCTTTGCATGCTGTAGCCAGTGCCATCAAACACCGTGCCAAACTATGCCAAAATTATTCAAAAAAAATTTTTCAAAAATCAAAAAAAATATTTGCAAAATTGTTTTTCGTTTCGTATTTTTGCAATGGAACAACGGTTCGTTGAAAAACGGCGCGAAATACGATGGTTTAGGTCGGCTACAGCAAACAGCGTGCCAAACCGAGCCAAAAATTCGCAAAAAAAATTTTTCGAATCATAAAAATTTTGCTTGCATATTCAAAATAAGTTTCTTATTTTTGCGTTGTAGAGATTGAAAACAAAAACGGCGGTCAACGCCAAGTATGTACAACCAATCCTATAGGTGCCCCATGTTACTTCTAACTGTCCACCGCCCCGATCCCGACCGCTGGTCGGATA